ATTAAATCATCTTATGGTAAAGATTTACGTGTATATGTTTTAGGTGGAAAACCAATAGCTTGTATGTTAAGAAAATCTAGTGATGGTGATTTTAAAGCTAATATATCTAATGGTGGCGTTGGTGAATTATTTGAAATAAATGATGAAATATATTGGTTATCAGTTGAGGCGACTAGAGTAACGGGATTAGATATAGCGGGTGTTGATTTGTTATTTGATGAAAGTGGGTATAAATTATGTGAGGTAAATTCAAATCCTGGGTTTAAAGGTTTGGAAAAGTATACCGATGTTAACATAGCACAACAAATTTTTGATTGGATTAAAATTAAAGGATAATGGGATATAGGACATACATTGGTGTAATGCCAAAAAAAGAGTATAATAAAATAAAGTCAATGACTCGTGAACAGTTAATTGAACATTATAAACTTAAAAATGAAGCAGAAGAAAACTATATTGGTATGGGAGTTTATGATTTTGGTAAAGGGCTATACGAGTTTGGTAAATATACTGATTTTCAACCACCAAAAAAGTCATTAAAAACATTCTTTAAAAATAAAGAATTAAATAAATACTTTACCGAAGAGCATGATTTTAATATTGTTACAAAAGAATTTTTAGCATATATAATTGAAAGCTACAAAAAGAGAATATCTGACTACTATAACGATATGATGAATCCATTTTTTGGAGTAAAAGATAAAATAATTGCAAGAGAAAAACCTTGCGAATTTTTAAACTCAATTAAGCGAGATTATGGTATTGATAATGATAATATAACATTTGACTTTACTAAGATAACACAAGACGAACAAAACGCATTATGGAAAATAATAGAACATATTAGAAGTATGCGTACTGAATGGACTTGCTTAACTCCATACGATTTAGAAGATGGATGTGATGAAATTACATCAAGTTGGAAATACGAGTATGGTATTTTCGAGCTTGTTAGGATTTATAAAACATTTGATTGGAAAAGGAATGTTATGATATATTACGGATATTAATTAATTTTATTTGTTTTTATACAAAAAATAACGTATATTTGTATTTTAAATCTTAAATATAACATATTATGATAGTTAATAACTTTGCTTTAATATTAAACATATTAAATTTTGACAGTGATGATGATTTTTATTTTCTTCAAATAATTAAAAGAAGAAAAGAGAACCCAGAAATGATTAGTAATTCTAGTGTTATAAAAAGTTATTACATTTCATCAAAGGAGTATTTACAAACAAAAGAATCGGAAATAATAACGATTTGTGAGAAATCAAATGCTAGGGCGTGCATAAGTTTAAATAGACGGTCATTTAGAAAAATAGCATTTCACACCCTTAAAAAGATTAGTGAACAAATATGTGATAATGATTTCCGTGGTGTTAAAAATGCGTATGATAAAGCTTGTGGTATGTATATGGAAGAATGTAATAAAAAATGGGTTATAGATTTGGATTCACCACTAGATGAATATTCTTCAAATATAAATGATATTATACTTAGTTGTGAACCAAATGAATATTCAGAATCTAAATATATAAGTAAAATACCAACACCTAATGGTGCTCATTTAATAACAAAACCGTTTAATGTAAAAACATTTAATAGTAAATTTAAAGAAAATTTTCCAGATTTAGAAATTCCGGATATTCACAAAAATAATCCAACAATATTATACTTCAATAAATCTTATGGTAAAATTGATGAAATTATTAAAGATAAATCAATTAATTATGCTAAATTTAAACATGAAGATGAATATGATGACCCCGTATATAATAGAGATGTAAAACAAACAATTAATGATTTTAAAGCTGGTTTTAGTTCCGGGGTTAATTTTCACGGAAGGTTATAGTTAGATGAATAGAGAAAAACGTATAAATTGGTGCGAAATTAGTAATACTTTATCACATATCGTTACCCCAAAATTCACTTGTCATATTTCAGATAGTGATTGGGGTGGCTCGGTTTTGATTATGGAAAAGAGTGGGAAAGCATTTGCTCGAACATATTGGTTTAACGATGATACAACGACTATTTACTTTGATTGGTTAAGTGTTGATGAAAGTGAGCGTGGAAATGGTATCGCAACTCAATTACTAAATGCTCACATAGAAGTAGCAAAGAAATTTGAACTTAAAACAACGCTTTGGGTAAAAAAAGACACCTGGGTCCACGAATGGTATATTCGTAAAGGATATAAAGATTATAAAGATTGTGAAAATGATGGTAATACCATTTGGATGCATATGACACCTTAAATTATTAATAATGAAAAAGAAAAATGTAATAATGAAAAAGAAAAATGTAATAAATGGTTTTAGTGAGGCAATATTAAAAATAATAGAAGAAGCTAAAAAATATGATTATATTGATGAAGTCATGGTTGGAAAGTTATTGGATATTGTGGATAATACTCAAATTAATGAACCATTAAATTATTATTGGTCTAGAGGTAAATGGAAACAACCACCGGTTAAAATAAAACACGGTGATTTAGTTTACATAACACATAAAGATTATATAGTCAGTATGCTTGGTAGATATATTGGTGATGGATACGGCGTGGTAGAATTATATGATTATAGTACCGGTATTAAACATGTTGTTGGAAAAGTTGAAGGAAGAGGAATGAACAAAAATCCTAGATTAATATCTGATGAAAAATTATTTGAATTCATTAATGATTCGAAAGTTTAAATATTTAATTAAAATGACAGCAAAAGAGTTACTTTACAAAATTAAAGACCAGCATAACATTGGGTCTGCTTGGCAATTGACAGAACATATAATAATTGAGGCAATGGAAAAATATTCCAAACAGCAATTAAAAAAAAGTTCTTTGGATATAATATTAAAAGATAGATTGAAATTCAGTAGATTAGTTGAGTGGATGAACGAAAACAATATGCTTAATCCTGATAAAGGACTAATAGACTACGAAGTTTCTGAAATGTTTCTCGAAACAGATGCTTATAAGCGTTTCGATGAAAAAAGTAGTAAAAATAAAAAATCAGATGAAAATCGTTTTGTATCAATTAAACATTTATTAAGTTTAATGAGGCAGCGTGATAAAATTGATGATGAAATTTCTTCATATAATTTTCATCATTGTAAATACTGTGGAGATACTAAACCAAAACATGGATTTTACCCTTTACTGGGTATTATTAGTGGTAATATTATTAATGAAACAAGTGGTTTGACATGTAATAGATGTGTTATGACTGACAAAGAGTATGAAGAAACATTTGGTGAGCCTAAAGAAATAATCCCAAACCAAAATGAACGATAAAAAGATACACGAAGCATTACAGCAGCGGTTAAAGGAGTGTTTTCCTTTGAATGAAAAAGCCAAATCAGTCAAACAATTAGAGTTTGAACGTGGCTTTATTGAAGGTGCGAAATTTGTAGATAGTTATTACAAAACCCTTTCTTGTGGCGTAATACCTTACGATAGTCTATCCGAAAGTTTTAAAAAAATAATTGAGAATATAAAATAAATTATATGAAAATGTATTATTATAATCCAAACGATTATGGTGCTGAATTTTTCGTTATGGATGAAAACAAAACAAAAGCACACGAATATTTATTAAAACATCTTGAAAATAAGATTGTATCTGAAAGTTGCTATGCTGAAATATATCAAGAAGATTTAGAAATGTGGACAAAAGTAAATCCTTTTGATGTTAAAACATTTCCAAGTAAATACACTTTGGATGAATATGAAATTGGTTCAGTTATAGAATCTGAAATTGCTTAATCAATCCGGTACCGTGGTATTAATAATAGCTCATAAGTGAAAATAAAATGGAAAACGAAGAACAAAACTTAGATAACCAACAGAACTCGGAATTGAATGTGGTTGATGTTACCAGTAATTTTTTTAAACCTTTGTGGGCTGGGAAATTGAATGAATTAAAAGATAAAATTTATAAAGAACAATTTTTTGATTATGATGAAACAATTTCTTGTGAAAAAGTTTTAGAAGAATTACAAAATTTGAAAAATAACCCAAAACTATTGGACTATGTGATTAAATGTTTAGGTAATCAAAATATTGATACTGTTCCTCATAAATTTTATTGTATACTTGTAAATGAAGAAAAAAGAATGGAATACAATGAAAAAATTCACAAAACGTTTGAAGAATATAAAAATCATTGCGTTGATAGTGATTTCGGATTGAAGAAACAAGAACATTTATTAAAGAAAGTGTATAATGGTATTGTGGATATTGAAAATGAAATGATGAAAAATTATAGTGGAGAAATATTTGGAAACATAAAATTTGAAAAATACTCAATACATGAAATTGGTGTGTAGGTAGTCTTTAAAATTACCGCTAACGGCTGCGTGTATGGACTGATTTTTAACGGATTTGAAAAAACGAAATATTATGGACTTAGAAAACAAAGTAAAACAACAATTATTAAGTAGAGGCTTTACTAAAGAGCAATTACTAAATAACAGAGGCTTAATAGGTGTGGTAATTGATGAAGCTGCATTAATGATAGTTAAAAATTTGGGTATACAAGATGTTAGGGAATCGTTGCCAACTTATGATGAACTTGTATATGCACTTAAAGAGGTTAAAATCCTGTTACTACAATTGTTTTTAAAACATAAACACCGATGAAGAATTTTACAGGGATTTTGAACCTTAAGAACATAAGGGGATTTTCTTTGAGTACTTGGTGTTTTACACAATATACCCAAGTCTGGCTTAAGGGGGTGGTGTAGTTCAATATGATTGGTTAAAGGTAAACTCTTTAATCTTTTGCTCACGAACGATAACTACTGACATGGAGTAAAGAAGCAAATATCGAAAGTGTTCATAGGTTCGAATCCTATTATTGTGTCTATTAAAATTTTTTAACTAAAATCTAAATCTTAAACCCTGACCTGAAAATATAGGGGATAACGAAAAGGTGAATAAGTGGATGAAAGTTTCTAACTATTGGAAACTGATTGAGGTTAAGAAACTAAGCATGTGATGTTTAATCATGTTAGTTTATACTTTGCTACTTACAAAGTTTGGTAGCTCAAACAAATGTTAAATGACTAAAAACAAGCTGAGGAATCTTTGGTGTGTTAAGACCTAAAACTTACACCTTGTCATTTAATAATTAAAGTAGGGCTAAAGTACGTGGATATGGAAGAGAGCAAACCTCCACAAATCAGGTTACGTTAAAACCTGTTGAAAAACCTGAACCAAGAATTTATTCCTTTATGTCTTGGTGAGGTACAAAGGAATGTAGTCATTATGAGTAACAACTGTTCTTGTGAAAATTTTGATGAAACGATAGCTATATCTTCTAAAACTATAGGCAAATATAATCTCTCACTCTGAATTAGAAGCAGGATGAACAAGTGAGAGTTTTTTAAACAATTAAAACGATAATTATGAAATGTCCTAAATGTGGTGAACATCTATATTTTGATGGTAAATGTTTTGTTTGTACAGAATGTGGTTATTGGTCATATTAAATAAATTAAAAATAAATGTGATATTACTTGCATAATATAAAATAAATGTATATATTTGCATTGTAATTATAAAAAAGTTCTTTGAAAAACATAATAAGCACAAGAAGTTCCTATAAAAAATTTTGGATATTTAATTACTTCTCGCTTATTTTTAAATTAGTTGCAGTAGCTCAGCGGTTAGAGCCCCAGTATTATTACATTGCGTTTTTAGACAAACAATGTTCCTATTAAATAAATAAGGGAACTGGTGGTCGTTGGTTCGAGTCCAACCTGCAACGCTAATTAGACATATAAAGTTCCTATAAAGATGCTGAAACAGCATCAGTTTGCTAAACTGAAATTACTTTACGTCTAATTTTTTTTAGGTAAATGATGTTCCTATTTTAAAATTACTATTAACTAATACATCACACTTTTAAAAAAAAAATATATGAAAACTTTAAAATTATTTAATGCGGTTGTATCTAATGATACAAAACAAAATGTGTATGTTTCCGAAGATGGATTCATTATTGAACCAAACGCTGTTTGGGCTAAAGATAAAATAATTAAATTTTATTCAGATGAAAAATTAAGTGGTAATGATTTAAATAAAACATTCCATAAATCATGGAATAAAATAAAAACATCAACACGTTTTGAGTTATTATTAGAGCAAATAAGACACTATATTTCAACATATGGTAGTGACTTTACTGATGAAATTTATATACCTGAAGAAATTCTAAATATACCGGATACTAAAATAGTATTTAAAGTAATTAAAGCATATACCAAAGAACAAATGATTGACAAGTGTTTAGGTATACTTAAATCTGGTATTGCATTAAAAGAGGAAACGATTAATGATTTATTAACAATTTTAGTTGATGAATTAGGGTATGTTTTTAATGGTGGTGAGGGTATTAAAAACAAAGAAGCTATTATAAAAATAGCTGATGTATTTGGTGTTTTACCAAAAGACACTATGGAATTTTTCAGATATATCGTATATCGGTCAACCGGTGAATCGCTTTTAATTAAAAGTGATTATTTAATTACTAAAATTAAATCATCTAACTTTAACCCATCCATACATTTTTCTAAGTTTGGGTTAGAAAAAATGGCTGAAATATTTAATAGATTCAAACCAATTTTCCTGGGGTTTAAATCTAAATGTCCTAAAACAATTAATAAAATATCTAAATTATCTAAAAAATACCATAAACCATTAGTTGAGAACCCTTTAAATAAGGTAACTAGTCGTATTTTAACAAATGATGATTTACATTGGTTGGATAATGCCACGCCATACGCATTATTTAAAGCATTACAGGCATGTTATTCAAGAAAAAATGGGCAAGATTCATTTGTATATAGAATAAGAAATGGTAAATCTTGGGCAAAAGAAAATAAAACGTCTAATGCTAGTAAAGAAAATCTATGTTTTATTGAATCATATTTGAAAAAAAGGTTTGATTTTTCGGGTAAAAAAATATTTATACCAGAAGATATTAAATATGGACTACCAACGTCAGAAAAAATGTATGTTGGTAATATACCAACAGGTACTAGATTTTATGGTAAAAGATTAGCCGTTGGTGTATATTGGGAAAATAGTTGGGGTGCTAATGATTTAGATTTATCGGGTATGAATATTGGTGGTAAAATAGGTTGGAATGCCTCATATAATCAAAATGAGGGGTCATTGATGTACTCCGGTGATATTACATCGGCACCAAATGGGGCTGTTGAATATCTATACGTTAATAAGGGTTTAAATTACCCAACATTGGTAAATAATAATGTATTTAGAGGTGATGAGCAATGTGAATATAAGATTATTATAGGTAGAGGTGATAAAATATCTAGAGAATATATGATGAACCCAAATAACTTATTTGCTGAGGTTAAATGTACTTCGGTACAAAAACAAACAACTTTGGGTATCATAATACCTAAAAAAGACAGACAATGTTTTGTATTATTAAATTTTGGTTCTGGTCATTCGAATGTTATTGGTAGTTCAAGAGTATCAGATATTTCAACCAAGGCACTTTACCAACAATGGAACAAACCATATTCATTTAATAAACTAGTTAAGTTATTAGGTGGAGAGATGGTGGATAAATCTGAAGAATCTGATTATGATTTCTCAATATCTAATTTAGATAAAGATAGTTTCACAAAATTATTTAATTAATTATAAAAAAAAATAAATATATGAAATTTTTAATAATAATTACTGTGTTTACTATAACAATTTTTTCGTGCACAAATGAAAGTTCAGCTAAAAAAGCCCTACTAGATTCAGGATACCACCCAATTGATGTGGGTGGTTATGCTTGGTTTGATGGTTCGGATGATGATGTTTTTAAAACAAGATTTAAGGCATATTCTCCGGATAGTTCAAGAATAGTTACTGGTACTGTTTGTTCTGGATGGTTTAAAGGTAGCACAATCCGTTTAGATTAATAACTTAAAAATATAACATTTATGGGTCGTACAATGAAACGAGTACCAATAGATTTTGATTGGGAAATAGGAAAAGTTTGGTGTGGTTATTTAAATCCACACCCAAGACATGAATGTAAACATTGCCAAGGTCTTGGATGGAGTAAAGAATATAAAGCCTACGAAGATGAATGGTATGGTTGGCATAATAATGAAAATCGGAAACCAAACCCCTTTAGAGAAGGTGCTAGTTTTAATGCAAACGCATGGAATAATAACCTAACAAAAGAAGATGTACAGGCTTTAATTGATGATGATAGACTTTGGGATTTTACACGTATTCCATTAAATGATGAACATAAAGAAATCATAAGGAAAAAGATTGAAGACGGTGGTAACTCGTGGTTACCATTTAATAATGGATACGTTCCAACACCGGATGAAGTTAACGAATGGAATCTTAAAACATTTGGTCATGATTCTATTAACCGTTCAACTGTTATTAAAGCAAGGTTGGAAAGAGATGGTAAGTCACACTTATGCTCTGTTTGTGGTGGAGAGGGTGAAAATTGGCAACATCCAAAGTCAAAAGAATTATACGAAAGTTGGGAAGATTACGAACCACCAACAGGGGAAGGATTTCAACTATGGGAAACAACAACCGAGGGTTCGCCAAGTTCACCAGTATTTAAAACCTTTGAAGAACTTTGTGAGTGGTGTTCTATAAACGCATCAACTTTCGCAAGCTTTAAAGCTACGAAAGAACAATGGATGAAAATGTTAGATTCTGACAATGTATATCATAAAGAAGGTAATATTATTTTTATTTAATTAAAAATAAATCATCTATGAATTAATATAGAATATATAAAATTCATAATTGTTGATATATTACAAAAAAATAATAATAGTGAAAAATAAACGTTAACTGATTATTAATCTTTAGTATGAAAGAGGGTGATTTTT